TTGGCTGGGTCCAGTCACACGGCCCAGTATCGTGCCTTAACGGCGACGCTAACCTTACGGTTGGTTCAGCAATCTCTCCTTCAAACGCAACAGCGGGTGCAGTTGAGAACGGCGTAATCGCACAAGGTTTCGTTGGTCAGGCTCTCCAGGCAGGAGTTGACACGGAATACCGCACGGTATTTCTGACAATAGACTGATCGAGTCTCTGGCTTCACACTGCCTCTCGGACGAGGGGAGGCAGTGATGAGGTCAGAATTATCAACCAAGACGTTCTCGGATGCGTCACAAAACAAATCCTGCGCAACATGGAAATTAAAGCAATCAAATTTAAAAACTACACGGATAAAGACTTCACCTGGACGTATGATTCGGTTCCGTTTACCTTCAAGGCTGGAACAGAAACATATCTTGAAGACTACAAGGCCCGACACTTTGCCAAGCATCTTATTGACCGGGAATTGAACGAGGAGGGAGTAGCAACCAATCGAACATCACGGCGACTGGAGCTTGAAACTTTGTGTCTGCCTAAAGATGAAGAGATCACACCTGTTGAGGCATTGCAGATCGAAGAGCCGAAGAAGAAAGCCAAGAAAAAGGTCGCAAAAACAGAAGAATTTGAAAACTAATTATGTCAAGACAAGATCACGGTACACCATTCCAAGCGACTGCAACTCACGCTACAGCAGCAGTTGCCACGAAAGCAGCATCAAGCGGCAAGAAGCACTACATCACTGATATTTGCTGCTCAACTGACAAGGCGGGGGCGATCATTCTCGTCAAGCAGGGGACAACGACCATCTGGCAGCTCCAGGTCGCAGCAACGGCGGCAGGGAATATCTCTCACAGCCACACCTTCAGCACGCCGCTTGAAGCCGCAGTTGGTGCGTTAGTGTCGGTGGAAATTGACGGTACGGCTGCCTGCTACGCAAATATCGCCGGATTTACGCTCTAACATGAGACTGCTCCAGAAACCGGAGGCCGATCAGAAGCACAAAAAACAGCAGGATGAACTGATCGCAAAAAACAGCCGATTGTTGGGGTACTTCACGAAGGGGATTAAACGATTCAATAGCATCCAAGACAGTTACGATCAGCAGAAGGTGAATAGACTCAAAGATTTTGAGAACTTCTGCGCGGATCTTCAGGTCAAAAAATCGAAACTTCTTGAGGAGTATGTCCAATGGGAAAAAGCGATAGAGGAGAAGAAGGAACAGTACTACGCTCTGATTGCTAAGCAGGATGAACTCGATGAACGAGAGTACAGCCTAAATCGAAAAGAAGAGCAACTTACCCTTCGAGAAGAATTTACCAAAGAGAGTGAAGATAGATTACAAGCCAACCTCGGACATTTATTAACCTAATATGCACGAATCAAGTCCAGACTACTATGACGCGGACTATGAGATGGTCAATCCAAATCTCTACGTTACGCTTCCTGAAACTGTCTCAGGCAGGATATGGAGCGCAGATATCTTCCCGTGGCTTAGTAGTGCACCGTGGTTAATACCTTAATACTATGTCAGTATCCCTTACAACATTAAATGCAAATGACTCTGGCTCGACATCTCGAGCCACAATCAATACGAACTTTACAAACGTTAGTACCGAACTTGATCTTAAGGCTACTACTGCCTCACCGACGTTTACGGGTACAGTTACACTCCCCTCAGGAACGGCACTAACATCACCTGCTATTTCAAATCCGTCTTTTAGCACCACAGTGAATTTCGGTGCACGCACGGCCTACTTTACTGAAACTGATAACGGTAACTCTGGTGCAGCAGATACGATTGATTGGACGGTATCTAACAAGCAGAAGTCAACCCTAACCGATAACTGTACTTTTACATTTACTGCCCCAGGTGGCCCATGCTCACTTATCCTGAAACTAGCTCAGGACGGTACAGGATCACGGACGGTCACATGGCCAGCAACAGTTAAATGGGCTGCCGGAACTGCGCCGACCCTAACAACTACCGCAAGCAGGGTGGACATTATCACATTTTATTACGACGGAACTAATTATTTTGGCCAGGCGGCTCTTAACTATACCGTATAATGTCATCCTTACTTACTAATTTGGTCTCATACTGGAAGCTCGACCATTCATCGGGTAATGCTACTGATTCTGTCGGATCAAACACTCTGACGAACAACAATACGGCAACGTATGCTACAGGGAAGATCGGCAATGGAGTTGATTTAGAGGACGGGAGTAGCCAAAGCCTCTCCGTAGCTGACGGCTCTCAATCAGGCCTTGATCCAGCTGGATCGTTCTCGATCTCTGCATGGTTTAAGCTGGAGTCTTTGCCGGGAGCCAGTAAGTATTATCAAATTATATGTAAGCGAGACCTTGGACAGGCTGCAGACGATTCCACATCTCAATATGCGCTTTGGTACGACAATGACGGTTCACGCAGATTGCAATTTGCACTCCGGGCGAGTGGTGCGAACGAAGGTGTTATTCATACCGCCACACTTAACACTGCCCAGTGGTATCACGTCGTAGCAGTATTTACTGCCTCTACAAAAATAGAACTTTTTTTGGATAACACAAGCGTCGCCAGTGATTCTACGAGTGTACCGGCCTCAATAGTTAATACCTCACTGGCGTTCTGTATTGGCAAGGATTCTGCAGGAACAGCCGGCCAGTTCTTCGACGGCATGATTGATGAAGTTGGATTTTGGAGTAAGGCCCTATCTACAACTGAAATAGCAGCGTTATATAACGGTGGAAATGGCCTGTCATACCCATTTTCAAATGGTGCTTTATTCACTGGGGCTAATTTTTAAATCCAATGCTTACTTACACATCAGGCAGAAACTTGTTCGGGAAACTTGCAAGCAACAGCAGTTCCGCAAACTTAACAATTGCGGATACTTTGATTAACGAGAAAATTCGTGAAGTCATCACGTGGAAACCGTGGGACTTTAGAGAACGAACTCGGACGGCAAGCACCGTGGCAAGCCAGCAATTCTACAATCTTCCAAATGATTTTCGGAAATTAAAGAACGTTACTGTTACGATTGGAAGCACGAAATACAGTCCGCGGGAGTGTAAATCTCGTGAGCACTGGGACAGGTTAAACCAGTCTACAACTACCTCAAACACACCTGAGTGGTACTACGTGTTTAATAAGCAGTTAGGATTCTTCCCGACACCTTCATCAGCGACGACTGATGCCATTACATATATTTACGAGAAAGGCCACAAAGATCTTTCTGTTGCTGATTACACCACAGGAACAATTACCACAACTGCAACGGCATCAAATGTAACGACAGTCACGGGTTCAGGCGTTACGTGGACGTCGGCCATGGTTGGAAGGTACATAAAAATTGATACAGGATCAGGCGGAGATGGCCTCTGGTACGAAATCGCCACTGTTCCTACTTCAACGACCTTAACTCTCACTCTGCCATACCTCGGTACAGCAATCTCCAGTGGGTCGGCTACCTACATTATTGGGGAAGTCTCTATGATCCCTGAGGATTTTCAGATTGTTCCTCTCTACGGTGCGCTCGAACTCTATTTCACTTCCATCCAACCGGAAATAGAGCGAGCCGACAGATTCAAGAGGCTCTTTATGGAGGGCAAGGCAAGTATGCAAAGTGAGTTAGGAAACAAGACTTCAAGCCCGATCCTATGATAAAGACGCTGAAAATCGAAAGTATATTAGACGGACACTCTCAGACGCAGTACATCTCCGGCGAGGGTACTTTCGACTCTTCAATAGCGATTGATCCGGATTTTCCCGTTGGATCAAATACAAAAACCTCAGGTGTTCTCGTTCCAGTGAGATACGCAAAGTTCTCAGGCACAGAACTCACCGGATTTCCATTGTGGATCATCACAAATACCAAAACGACTAACTCTTTTGTCTATACTTCTGACGGGAAAATTCACTCCTTTGACAGCTCGCTTGCCATGCGAGCCACAGACGAAGCTACAACTGCTCTTCCGATAAGCATTACCGGAGGAGCTGGCAATGGCGCTGCCTACTACAACAACTACGTCTACTTTGCAGAAGCAACTGATGTAACTCGGTATGGCCCACTTTCAGGGGGAACGGTGGCCAAGACTGAGAACGTCTGGACAGGTGCAACGCTTGGAAGTCTCGCCGCTTTAACCAATACAACCTATCCGTCAATCCGCGGAGTGTCTATCCCGAATCATCCTATGCACGTTCACACGGATGCCTCGCTCTACTTTGGAGACGTCGTGGCCGGCCAGGGTGTTGTTCATAGAATTAACACCCGGAAAGTGACTGTCGAGGGAGATACAAACGGCAACACTGTTCCATCAGCATTTAACGTTCTAGACCTTCCCTTCGGCTACTACCCGACGGATATTGAATCATACGGCACTGATCTCGTTATTGCCGCTATCCAATCTACTGACACGACGATTAACCAAGGAAATGCCGTGCTGTTTTTCTGGGACCCGACTAACACTGATTCATTCTACCGCCAAGTGCCATTACCTGATCCTCTCTGTACGGCCCTTAAAAACGTCAACGGCATTTTATACATCTGGTCGGGAAACGCCTCGAGCGGTTGCCGGATTTCCCGCTACATCGGCGGAGATACGGTAAGCGACGAAGCTTACATAGAAGACGGTGTCCCGCCTTTTGCCGGCGCGGTTGATGCGCTTGGATCACGACTTGTCCATGGAGGATACACAACGTATCCCGTCGCCTCCGCTTCTGTTACGGCATTTGGATCAAAGAATGACCTTCTGCCAAAGGGTGTGCAGAATATCGTAAAAACTTCTTCAGCCGGATCAAGTCCGATTGTTACCTGTTTAAAGTACGTCCAACAAGCATCAAACATCCAGCCAAAGTTAGTCGTGGGCTGGAAAGACGCTTCAACCCAGGGACTTGATAAAATCTCGACCTCTGCAACCTACGGATCAGTCTTCCGAAGCAAGATATTTAATATTAACCGTCAGTTTGTCGTTAAAAAGATTCGGATTCCCTTGGCGGGGACGGTAGATGCCAATACTTCAATCATTCCTAAACTCCTTGTTGACGATCAGTCCGACTCACTCACGCTAAATACAATCAACAATACAAACTTCTCCGGAAAACGAAAGGCGGTGTACGAAGCGGGAGAATTTGAAACACTGAGGCCGGAGAACAATTTCATGCTTGAACTGACGTGGGGCGGGACGACAGAGATGCCCGTGCTTTTACCCATAGAAATTGATGTGGATATAAGCGAAGAAGATCAATAACAT